AGGAAAGATGGAGAAATCCATATCCGTAACGACTACAGGGAATAATTGGTAACAATTATTCTGAAGACTCTCTCTGTTTTTACAGATGAATATATAGTCTGAACTACGAATATAATGTTTAGTGAAATCGTAGAATTAGGATCAACGTCCTAATCGCCTACATTGTAGGTCATAAAAGTAACAGGTTGTTAATTACAGGTGTTAGCGCAGGGACTTCGCTTATCTCGATTGTTGTTGATGACAAAAACACGATTGAAGCGCAAGTAACGGTTACTGTACCAGCTTAATCTTGACAAAATAATATTTTTGTGGTAAAATAAATAGCCAATTTATTTGGTATATGTGGGATAGAATGGTGTCATGAACCATTTGACAAGTGAGAATCTACGCTTCCCACATATAAAATTTAGAGTCCAAGAGGAATGATGAGTAACGAAAAGTATTATGTCTATTGCTTAGTTGATCCTTTTAACGATAAGGTTCGATATATTGGAATAACAAAAAATATAGAAAGTAGATTTAAACAACACATAAAAGAATCCAAAAGGGGAAATAAAAATCACAGATGCAATTGGATTCGATCTGTCTTAGACAAAGGCGAGTTACCGAAGGTTTGCATAATAGAAGAAGTTAACTTTGAGGAAAAATTTGAAAGAGAAAAATATTGGATTTCGTATTACGGTAGAGAAAATTTAGTAAACGGAACAGATGGTGGCGAAGGTGTTTTGGGAATAGAAAAGTCAGATAAATTAAAGAAATATTTATCAGACATTTTTTCTGGACAAGGGAATCCCTTTTATGGAAAACACCACTCAGAGGAAACAAAAGAAAAGATTTCCAAAAGAGTTGTTTCAGAAGAAACAAAAGAGAAGATACGAAAGTGGCATGTGGGAAAAGTTTTATCTGAGGAACATAAATTAAATATTTCAAAGTCACTAAGGGAAAATCCCTCGTTTTTAGGAAAAAGACATTCGGAAGAAGCGAAGGAAAAGAATAGACTCTCTCATTTAGGGAAACCATCAAAACTTAAGGGAATCAGAACTGGAAAACCTTCTCACAACAGGGGAGAAAAAATTAAAGGAAAAAGTTCATATGTTGGTGTTTCCAAAAAAGGAAGTAGTTTTTGTGCGAGAGTCCATTACGAAGGAAATAGAATTTATTTAGTGGGATGGATAAATGAAGAATCTACCGCTATGGGGTATGATATTGGGGCTATTTTTTATTATGGGAAAGATGCCAAACTAAACTTTCCAAATATTAGAGAAGAATATATAAATCATTTATCCAATTACAAAATAGAAACAATAAAAGAATTAAGATTGGCTATTAAGGATTTTGTAAATGAAAGGAGTTAAAATGGGACTCTTTGGTGAAATGGGGAAATCTGAAGAAAGAACAGAACTCCCCAAAGAAGAAAAGAAACAAAAGTTAGAACAAAGCAAGAAACAGAAAAAGGGAAAAGTGGACTCTATTATAAAAGGTAAAAGAATCATTATAGATGTCGATGGATGTGGAGAAAGCATAGACTATAATGAAAAGGATCATGGTCATTTGAAAATTGGTGACATGATTACTTTCTAGAGAGGGAACAATATGGGAGATGAATTTATTACATATTCTCCCTTTCTTTTTGTATTTATGTCTCTATACATATTATTAGAAATGTGGAGAATTAATAGTTTTTTGAATAGGTGGGAAATTAGTAGTTTATCGGTAATACCCTTCCTGTTTATGATTTTGTATTTGTGGATAGGAATATTTAATCCCGAAATTGAATCCGCAAGATACTGGCTCAGATGCGTGATTGCTACATCTCTTGGTATTGGATGTTACACATCATTCTCTTATAGCAAAGCACTACGGAGAGGGGGGAAACTTATTTAATGGCTTGGTATAGTCCTATCATAGAAAATTTTAAAGAAATACCAGATGATGTTAGAAATACAGTAACGGGATTATTGTATGCCCTCATAGGTTTTTTATCTTCTCTTACTATTGAGTGGTACAAAAAAAGAAAGAGCCCAAAAGAAGTTGATGCAAGTGTGTCAAGTAGCTTGGTTAATTCAGCGAAAGAAAACGTTGAAATAGCTCAAAACGTAATTGATTTGTTGGAAAACAGATTGCAGTCTGAACGTACATATTATGATAGTAAAATAGATCAATCAAAGGCGGATTGCGAGGAACAAATAATTCGTTTAAAAGAAAATTATGATAAAGCATTATTTGAAGCGCAAAGAAAAAATGATGACGAAAAAAAGATTTTGTCTGATAAGATAGATCAGCTTCAAATTGATAAAAAAACTTTACAAAAAGAAGTTGATGAACTCAGAGAAAGACTGCGAAAGTACGAAAACGGCATTAAGAGTGAATAAAATGCTGATTTTATCACATAAAAATGAATTTAAATTATAAATATGTAACTGGAGGAATAAAATATGCTCGACAATAAACAAAAAATTGAGTTTAAAGAACCTGAGTATCAAGAGGTAGTTTTTGGAAAATATAAAATTAAAGTAAAACCATAGTTGTCGTTAGCAGATCAAATGGCTTTAACACAGGTTTATCTTGAAGAATATTTTGCAAAAGATCAAACAAGAATTTTAGAATCTGAATACAAACTAGTATATGGTATTTTTGATTTCTGTACAGATGTAAATATTGAAAGTATGACTATAAACGGTTTGCTGTCAAATTACAAGGTGTGGGAAGAAGTTAAATCAAAAATCAAAAACTATGGTGAATTCAGGGCTTTGCTGGCTCGAACAGTTGAAGAAGTAAAAGAGTCTAAAAGAATTGAAAAGTCTTTAGGGACTGTTCTGGAAAGTCTATTTGATAGACTATCCGGTTTACTCAGCACAGACATTTCTCCAGAATCCATTGAAAAAGTACAACAACTATTAAAAGATGTTGAAGAGTCTAAAATATTTAAGAAAGCAACAGAACTTTACAAGGATAAATAATAAAATAACATGTCTGAATTACATCTAGGTAAGTTAATAAAAACGTTGGGGAAAAAGTGTCCTGAGTGTATGGACTCCGCTCTTCAAGTTAGACTTAGAAGTTTTGAGAATAAAGAACAAGAATATGAATACTGCCCTAATTGCCAATATGAAAAACGTATTGGATATAAGGAGAAGGGTAGACGACATGGAGATAAAAAACGAGCAAGACCTGAAAAAAATGATGGAAAAACTGGCTGGTGAGGCTTTAGAAGATGCTTCAGACGAGGTTCTTGAAATATTCAAAAGAGATTATATAATGGGTTATGCTTACATTGATAATCCCAAAGAATACAGAAGAACTTTCGAGTTTAAAGAGGCTTGGAATTTTACAGATTTGAAAAAACAAGCAAACACTATTTTGAAAGAACTCTGGTATGACCCTGCGAAACTGAAAACTTTCGATCCCGATAGATTTATTCATGGATCAAAATATAGTTCGCCAAATGACATTAGAGATAATTTACCAGCTATATTAGAAGGTAAACAGTCTTCTTTATGGTTATCTGTCCCAAGAAAAGGCAAATTTTGGGAAGAGTTCATTCAAGAAATGTTTTCAAAAGGTGAGTTAGATAAAATACTAACTAAACATTTTTCAAAAAGAGGTTTTGTTAGAATATAAAGGAGGAAAAATGGATATTACGTTAGAAGGATTTTTGCTTTGGTTAGGTACAGTTGGTGGCAGTGGTACAGTGGTAAGCTTTGTATTTGAACAAATAGAGTGGTTTCAATCGTTGAGTGATAAGGGTCGCAAATGGGTTTCGTTTGCTGGAATGGCTATTTTGGGTGTTTTGTCTCATCTTACTTTGACATACGTTCCCTCAGACATTTTGATTTCAATTGCGCCTTACTTTGTCGTAATTGCTTCAGCTTTTGTTTCCGTGTTTAGCGGAAGTGCATTCCACAAGTTTACCAAATCACCAAGTAATTTAGGATAACAAAAAGCATTTTAAAAAGAGAACCCAATTTCGGGTTCTCTTTTTTTATTGGAAAGGTTGCTATGACAATATTTGCATTTGATATTTCTTTATCAAATACTGGAATTGTTGTTTTCGATGATATTGGGAATCCAATAGATAAACTCAGTATAGATACACATAAAGAAAAAACACATTCTTTGAAACTAAAAAAAATCGAAAAAACAATAAAATCATTAAAGAATAAATATAAACCGAATCTTATAGTTCTTGAAGAATCTTTTACTAGGTTCAATAAAAGCACTCAAGCAATATACAAGGTGCGAGGAGTCGTCGAATTGGTTTTCTTTGATATTGAGCAGGTGTTTTATCATGCTACAACTATTAGAAAGCAGTTATTGGGGAAAGGAAACGCTAAAAAAGAAGAAGTTCAAGGGTATATTCTTGAAAGATACGGTGATATTAAATTTGATGACATGGATCAAAGCGATGCCTTTGCTGTCGGTCTTTGTTATTTTAATAAGAAGGGAATAATTAATGGCGCGGAAAACTTTTAGGAAAGTGATAGTTACAGAAGAACTATTACAACAAATAAATCCAGAAAATAAGAAACTGATTGAAAAATTTCTAAGAGAAAAATCTACTAGAAGCAGTGAGCTAACTGTGAAAAGTTATTTATCTGACTTGAACATATTTTTTGTTTGGAATATTCTACACAATGAAAACAAGTTATTTACAGATATAAAAAAGTTAGAATTTTCTGATTTTTTTTATTTTACTACAAACGAGTTGAAATACGGTTCTGCTAGAAATAATAGGATGAGAAGTTCTTTATCATCCCTATCTATTTTTATTGAAAAATTTCTTGACGAACAATACCCTCAGTTCAGAAACATAATCTTAAAAACAATAGAAAGCGTTCCTAAAGAGGCTAGGCGGGAAAAAACTATTTTGACAGATCAGCAAGTGGAAGAACTACTGACATATTTATCTCAAACAGATAAGCAAAAAGCATTTTGGTTGGCTTTAGCGGCTTATTCTGGTTCTAGATTCTCAGAATTATTTAGATTTACAACTGACATTATAGATGTAAATCATACGGCTTTTGGCGAATTGTTTATTGAAACTTTAAAACCCATACGAACAAAAGGACGTGGGAAAGAAGGAAAGTTATTATATAAGTATATACTGAGAGACAAGTTTATTCCTTATTATAACGATTGGATGGAAGAAAGAAATAATATTATGTTGGAAAAACAAAAAGAACATAATTTCTTTTTTATAAAAGAAGATGGAACCCCCGCAACGGATGGAACAGTGAGATCGTGGATAGCATCTATGGAAAGGCATTTGGGAGTAAATCTTTATCCTCATTGCCTTCGGCATTACCTTGTAACAGAATTTTCTAGAAAAAATATCCCCCCATTATTAATAAAAGATTTAGTAGGTTGGAGTTCAATAAGTATGGTTGAGATTTACAACGATTTAACTTCTAAGGATCGTGAATGGAAAGAACTTGAAAACTTAAAATAAAACAATCCTCCAATCAGGGAGGCTTTGGAAGGAGGATGAATGGCAGGAAATAATTATCGTTTACTTTTAGAAGCCCAATTAGACCCTCAAAAAATTCAGGCTCAAATAAACGCATTAAGTAATAAAAGCGTTTTGAACATAAAAATGAATTTTGCTCAAGGGGACATGGCAAAGTTTGAAGCGGAGCTAGAAAAAATAAGGGCAAAGGCTTCTTCTCTTGGAAAAATAACCTTGTTTGGAGATCAAAAAGGTGGAATAGCAAGAGCCGTTGTTGAATACAAAGATGCTTTAGGAAACGTTGTTCAAGAATATGTTCAAATAAATGAAAAAGTTGCTATCACTCAAAAATACACGGAAAACTTAGCAAAAGACGAAAAAGAAATAAACGGTATTTTGCAAAAAAGACTTGCTTTAAATGCTAAACAAGCAGATGAAATGGAAAAGGCGGCGAAACAAGCAGACCTTTTCCTTGAAAAGTCTAAAAATTTAGCAGGAACTCCGTCTGTAAAAGCGGCTGTTTCTAAAGCTCAAGAGTTAAAAGTAGCTGTTTCTGAAGGCGATATTGCAAAAGTAAGAAAACTTAAAGACGAACTTGATTTGGCAAAAGCCGCTTTGCAAACTGGAAGAACCGGATTGGATTCTTGGTCTGAGGGTATTAGAAACGCCTTAAAACAAACGATAGAATATGCAACTTCTGTTGGCTTGGTTTATGGCGCATTGAGCCAATTAAGGGAAGGTATTCAGTATGTAAAAGAACTCAACAAAGAATTAACAAACATTCAAGTTCTTCAAATCGAGGGAGCTAAAACAGATCAGGACATAGCAAATCTTTCGATGCAATATAATGATTTAGCTAAATCATTGGGGTCAACTACAATTGAAGTTACTCGCGGATCAGTTGAATGGTTAAGACAGGGTAAAACGATTGAAGAAACACAAGACCTTCTTAAAAACACAATGTATTTGTCGAAACTAGGTGCTTTGGATTCCGCTCAAGCAACAGAATATTTAACCGCTATTCTCAATGGTTATAATATGAAAGCAGAAGAATCGGCAAGGGTTGTCGATAAACTCGTTGCAATTGACAATATTGCGGCGACGAGCGCAGGGGAACTAGCTACTGCAATGCAGTATTCATCAGCAGTAGCCAGTCAAGCGGGAGTAAGCTTTGATTCCTTAGCGGCAATGATAGGTGCTGTTTCGAGCAATACAAGATTAAGTGCCGAAATGATAGGTACTGCCTTCAGAACAATGATGGTTCGCATGACTGAGGTAAAAGCTGGAGCAATTGATGAGACGGGTAAACAAAATATGCCCGAATATATGGTAACATATATTTTATATTGACAAAAATATATTTTTGTGATATAATAAAAGAAGGTAACTATATCGGTCAAAGTCCTGTCGTGAGGAAGAGACCGAGGAAAATTTGGCGAAAAGAGATATTATGAGATTTAAATGGAATAACGAAAATACAGAATTATTGATTTTAAAATATGAAGAAGGTTATTCAATTAGAGATATTTCAAAACTCATTGGTTGCAGGGGTCTGAAAACACCAATAAAAAAATTAGAGGAACTGGGTCTTTGGAACAGAGTTAGAATAACAGAAAAAGAAGAGAGATATATTGTTGAAAACTTTGGAAAAAAGAGTAGTTCTGAAATTGGTGAAATAATGGGGAAAACGTCTAGCGCAATAACCCATGTTTGGAGAAAAAATGGATTGAAATCAGAAAGATTCATTTGGAACGAAGATAAAATAAAAATTCTTTCAGAATTATACCCACATGAGGACGAACAAATTATATTAGAAAGATTAGGGGCAACCGATTTTAATAATGTTCGAAACAAGGCAATTAAGTTGGGAATAAAAAGAGATAGAACATACAGTAAAAATGATTTGATACTTATTTTAATTAATTTGTACAAAGAACTTGGACGAACACCTTCTATTCTTGATTTAGAAAATATTTCTGTGAATCCGTTTGTTTCAAATTTTGGAAGTTATTCAAATGCTTGCGAAGCGGCGGGATTGATTCCAAACATGTCAGGTAGAGATGGGAAGACTTGCGAAATTTTATATAGTAAAAACAAAGACAAATGTTTTTCTATTTCGGAGGTATTTATAACAAATTTTTTAATAGATAACAATATAAAATACAGAAAAGAAGTAAAATACAAAGAAATATCTGCCGATCCTAAGTTTGGAGAAATGAAAATGGATTGGTTAATAAACGGCAGGGTTGCTGTAGAATTTTTTGGTTTAAAAGACAGAGAGTATTTACTGAAATCAAAAATAAAAATTCGTCTTTGCAAGAAGAATGATATTAAAATAATAAGTTTATATCATAAAGATTTAAATAAATTAAAAGATATTTTTGCCAAATATCCCTAACGACTGCGGGGAGTGAATGGTAACATTTACTCTGAAGTTACCCTCCTATTATTTTTTGAAATAGGATGAATATACAGTCTGATCCATAAATATAACACGATAAAAAAATTATGGAATTAGGAAGAAATTCCTGATCGCCTGAAATATCAGGTCAAAAAGGATTTGAGAAATCCTTAGTAACAGAATGATGTCTCTCAATAAAGTAGAAAAAACTTTATCTAGTGTTGGAATAGCATTAAGAGATAGTGAACAAAGTTTTAGACCTCTTGAAGCAGTTATTAAAGACGTTGCTGAAAAATGGGACACGTTATCTGAAGTTCAGCAAGCTCAAATCAGCAACGCAATAGCAGGACAAAGGCAGGCTCAAATCTTCGCCTCCCTGATGCAAAATTGGGGAGATGTTACAAAATATGTCACAGCAGAAACAGAGTCTTTAAATTTAGCTCAAAAGAATTACGGGGTATATTTAGAAAATATAGAAGCGAAGCAAAATGAAGTAAGAGCCTCTTGGGAAAAACTTGTAAGTGGTGCGGCTACAAAAGAATTTATAATTTCTTTTTATGATGGAGCAACTGCTGTTTTGGAATTTTTAGATTCTATTGGCGGTATACCTACTGTTTTAAAAATAATAATTCCTTTAGTTATTGCTTTTAATGCCGAATTAATAAAAACAAAAATATTAGCAAGTGGGGATATTTTAAGAGGTCTTCTGGTTGGTTTACAGTCACTAATTCCAGCTTTTACTGGGGCAAGTGTGGCGGCAAACGGAACCGCCGCATCAATGACCGCCGCAAATGTAGCGGCTCTTCCGTTTGTAGCGACTATTGGATTAATTACTGCGGGACTTATTTACGGGATTAAAGCAATAAACGACTATAAAGTTGCTCAAGATGAAATATTAGCGACTTTAAAGGAAAACTCTTCACAAATAAAAGAAACTTCAAGTTCTTACGACGAATATGTAAAAAAGACAAAAGAAGCGGCAGAGGCTCAGGGATATTTTGTTGAAGACGGAAAAGTCTATCATGAAGGCTATCATGGGGCAAAAGTTTATGTTCAAGGCATGGATTTACTTACTGAGGCTATGTGGAATGCGATAAGAACAGAGGACGAGGGAGAAAGGTCTCTTGGTGAGTTTAATCAGGAAATGATAGATGGAGGAGAATACGCTGGAGAAGCCAGTGTATATTATCAATCTTTAGCTGAAAAAATAAAAGAAATAACCCAAGCTTCTTCTGAATTATCTAATATTATGGAAAACGCGGAAGTTGGAAAATTTGATTTTTCAGATATAGATGAATTAGCCTCCGTTTATCCCGATTATCTAGAAGCGTTGAGTGTTGAAAATGGTCAACTAAAACTAAATACAGATTTAGTTAGGGCATATCTGGTAGAAAAGGCAAATCAAGCCGTTGCTGATGCGGAAGCCGCTGGAGCAACGCAAAATGAAATTGCAATTTTGCAGGCTTACGCCAATCAACTTAAAGAAAATCAATATGTTATGATTAACGGTGTTGAGGTTGCGACAGGGGCATTTAATCAACTGGCTTGGGCAATTGCTCAAGATGCCTCTAATGCTGGTGCTAGTATTGTTGATATGGAAGGAAAAGCCTTAACCAGCGCACAAAGTATATACGACTATATTTCAACAGGAGATCAGGCGTTTAATGATTTTGTCCGTCAAGTTGCGGCGATTACTGGACAATCTGTAGAGCAAGTAATGAACCAAATAAACGGAATGATACAAACCACTACCAATAATGCGGCGGCTCTTATAAACTATTTAGGAGCAAGTAGCTTAGGAGTGGACTCTGGTTTCAATCACGCACCTCCCGCACCTCCTCAAGTCCAAGATAGTCTTTTTTCTGGAATTTCGCTTCCTCCCCCGGTTTCATACGGAGGTGGAGGCGGTGGTAAAAGCCCTACTGATAACAACTCTGAATTGGAAGAGCAAGTAGATTTAGAGAATCAGTTAAAGGAAATAGAAGAGGCTATTGAAGAGGCAAGGCAAGATGCCATTGATGATTTAGAAGATCAGTTAGATGTATATAAAGATATAATCGATGCCCGAAAAGAAATCCTAGATACGTTAGCTGATGAAAGAAAGTACAAACAAGACGTTGAAAATAAAAATAAAGAAATCCTCAAAATTCAAAATGAATTAACAACGCTTCAATTTGATACATCGGAAGAAGCCAATGCGAGAAGACTTGAGTTGGAAGAAGAACTTTCTAAATTAACACAGGAACTTGAAAATATTCATTACGATCAATCTGTTGAAGTTCAAAAGAATGCCTTAGATGATGAGTACGCCGCTTTTGAGCAAAGCATTCAAACAGCCATAGGTATGATAGAAGGAATACAAGCAACAAGTGTTCAAGACTTCGCCAATCAACTTTCAGACATAATAGCTTCTATAACACAGGGGGTTATCGGAAGTTCTCCTCCAAAAGAAGGATTTCCAACTTTTCATGACGGAGCTAAGTCTGGTGTTGTTGGAAAAGGATTATCTCTTAAAAATAACGAGTTATTTGCTAAACTAATGGCGGGAGAAGTTGTAACTAATTCAGGTCAAATAGATAACTTTATGAGTAAAACTCTCCCTCAAATAGCACAAGGTTCTTCTAACTTTAGTGGAGGAAGTATTGAATTAAATATGCCGATTAATGTTGGGGGTTCTTTGGATAAATCAGTAATGCCAGATATAAATAAGTTTGCCGAAAGAGTTCTTGAGAGGGTTCAGGAAATGATGAATCAAAGAGGATGGAACCGCAGGGCGGACTTATTTCAAACATAAGCCTTGACAAAACTGAGATTTTGTGGTATACTAATTTAGATGGATAGGGTCGCTCCCGAAAAGCAGTAACTCTCAACTGCCTTCCATCTAAATCTATTTAATGAGAGATTTTTAGAGAGGAATTAAATAATGGAAACAGAAAACAAGTCTGGCATATATTGTATTGAAAATAAAACTAATGGTAAAAAATATATTGGTCAAGGGATTGATGTTAGGAAAAGAATGATCGCTTTTCATGGAAATAGCGTTGCCTTATTGGGGGCTTTTGAAAAATACGGGAAAGAAAATTTTGAAACATATATAATTGAATTCTGTGAAGAAAAAGAATTAGAAGAAAAAGAAATGTACTGGATTAAAGAACTTAAGTCTCATGTTTCAGAAAATGGATATAATATATCGTGGGGCGGTTCTTCTCCTATGAAAAACAGAACTCACTCAGAAGAGACTAAAGAAAAAATAAGATTGACAAAAATAGGAGACAAAAATCCAATGTTTGGAACTACGGGGGAGAAGTCTCCAAACTACAAAAAACCAAAAACAGAAGAATCCAAGGAAAAAATGAGCATTGCTAAGAAAGGTAAGAAACTTAGCGAAAAACATAGAAAAAATATAGGTTTAGCAGTTTCAAAAAGAATTATAAAAGATTCAACAAGAGAAAAACTTAGCGTATTAAATTCTGGAAAAAATAACGCTAGTTATGGAAAAAAGACTAAAAAGAATCCGAGTTCTAAATATTTAGGCGTTGTTAAAATTAAAAACGGAAGTTATATTTATTGGAGAGTTTCTTTTGACGGTAAAATACTCGGTAATTATAAGGACGAAATAGAAGCTGCAAAACAACATGACAAGTATATAACAGAGAATAAAATAGATTATCCTCTAAATTTTCCAACAGATGATGTTTAATATTATTTTTTAAATTTTGAAAGGAGGGAGTAATGGCTTTTTATGGTCGTTCTTTCATTTGGGACGGGACTCCGTCTGAATTATTTGGGCTTTATATAGACAGTATCGATTCCGATGCTGTTAATGCTTCTATGGGATCATCTTCTATGGAAATAGTTGAGAAGAAGATTTTTCGTAGACCCGCCCCATATTTCTTAGGAGCAACGCCGTCTCCAAAATTAGAATTTGAAATGTCCGCCTTTAGTGAAAACGAAATTGACTCTAGCGCATTTGAAGAAATTCAAAAATTTTTGTTTTCATCTCGAAGTTATAAACGACTTCAAATCGATCAACCAGATATGCAAAATATCTATTTCAATTGCATTTTAAATGATCCTAAAATACAAAGAGTCGGAAATTTGATTTTTGGAGTTAGTTTTACAGTAACGTGCGATTCGCCTTACGCTTACAAGTTTCCGTTGGTAACAACCTATAATTATAGTTCATCTGTCGTTGATTCAACAGAGGTGTTTTATAATGTGTCCGACGACGATGGATCATATCTTCTACCAAATGAAATTGTTATAACAGTCAATAACGAAGGAGGAAATGTTTCTATTACTAATTTAGACGATGAAAACAGGGTTATGAGTTTTACTGGTCTTCAAGCAAACGAAGTCCTAACAGTTTCATCCCTTTACCAAACAATCGATTCCTCTAGCGGATTAAAAAGAATGGGGAATTTCAACAAAAAATTTCTCAGATTAGTTCCAAACAGAAATAGGCTTAGAATTCAGGGAAATCTTTCATCTTTTGTTATGACCAATACGTTTATAGCAAAAAAGATAGGAGGTTAAATGGAACAACAGTTTGATAAATTTGGTGTCCCAGAATCTCCTTATATTATTCTCTGCAATCCTGACAAAACTGAACTTTACTCGTTAGGTCTTGCTTATGATACAAAAATAACAAAACGATTTAATGCAGTTAGTGAGTTTAGTTTTACCTTTCCTAAAAGTATTGATGGAGGTCAAATTAACTTAACTGCTTACGACTATATTCAAAGTAAAAGACTTGTTTTAGTTGAGAGATATGGTTACTTTCAAATAATTGACCCAGATGAAGATTTAGATGGGGCTGTTCCTTTAAAGAAGGTAAAATGTCAATCTCTTGAAATTGAATTAGTCTCAAAAAGATTAACGGCTTATGGCGGAACATTACCTTTATGGAACCCTCTCGACTCTACAGACACTATCCTTGGAGACATGATTGAACTCGCCCCTAATTGGAGCATTGGTCATGTCGATACGGAATTTACTGGAACATATAGAACATTCAATGTTTCTGACACAAATATTTATAATTTTTTGACAAATGATGTTTCCAAAGCATTTGAAGCTGTTTTTATATTTGATACAGTTGATAGAACTATAAACGTTTACACACAAGAAAACGCAACAACTCAAACGGATATATTTTTAAGTTTTGACAACGTTATCTCAAATGCTGAGTTCAACGAAAAATCAGATGAGGTCACAACTGTTTTGAGTGTTTATGGAGGAGGCGTTCTCAATATTAGAAATGTTAATCCCTTGGGAACAGATAAGATATATAATTTTTCTTATTACCAAAACACAAACTGGATGTCTCAAGGACTCGTGAATGCTCTCAATGCTTGGGATATTGTAGTTGATACTCAGCAACCCAATTACGCAAACGGACTAACCTTGCTTCAAGGTTATAATGCTGAACTATTAGTTCTGCAAGCAGATTTAGCTGAGTTACAGGGTGAATATCTTTCGTTAGAGGGAGTTAAGGCAGTTAGAATTCAAGCCAATGAAGACTTAACTTCTATAAATGCTCAACTTGCATCAAAGCAATTAGAAATAGACAACCAAAACACTCTTATCTCAAATAAACAAACGCAGATAACCACTATTACTTCGGATTTACAGGCAATAACTGAATTAGTTTCTTTTGAAAACAACTTTACTTCGGGACAACTACTTGAATTAAATAACTTCATGTATGAAAATACATATAAAAACGAAAACATAATTCAAACAGACTCTATGAACGCGGTAGAAATTCAAGCGCAAGCCCAAGCATTATACGACCAAGCACAAACTGTTCTTGGAAGAATTTCACAACCTAGATATGAATTTTCATTGGATGCTATAAATTACATAGACCTTCAAGAGTTTTCTGTTTTTACATCTCAGACTGAATTGGGATCAGAAATAACTGTTGAATTAGAAAACGAAGTTTATATTACCGCAGTACTTCTTGAATTAGAACTTCAATTTGACGATCCCGAAAATTTCTCAATGACCTTTAGTAACAGGCTTCGATTAGATAATGGTTCTTTTGCCTACAGCGACTTAATGGGTCAAGTTGTTAAAACAGGATCGGCAGTTTCCTTCGACTCTTTGAAGTGGAGTAATTGGGAAAATGATTATAAAGACTCTGTTACAACTTTTATAACATCCTCTTTAAACGCGGCTGTTAACAATCTCGTTAGTAGTGACAACCAAGATATTCTAATCAATCAAAATGGACTTAGAGCAAGACAATGGAATGGATCATCTTATGACGATAAGCAAATGTGGATGGTTAACAACATGCTTGCTTTTTCAGACGACGGTTTTCAAACAGCAAAACTAGCATTGGGAGAGGTGACTCTGCAAGGGGGTGGAACCGCCTTTGGTCTTGTTGGAGAAGTGATTGCTGGTCGTATTTTGGCTGGTAACACATTAACAATAGCCAACGGAGCCAATAACTTTGTTTTAGATGAAACAGGTGCAACATTAAATAATGCTAAATTTACATTGCAAACAACAAATACAAAAGTCAACATTGACCCAACTGCTTTAAATGTTTTTTCAATTCAGAAAAACGAAGGTGGAACTTTCAATAATAAATTTTGGGTTGATGGAACGGGCAATGTAAATTTTGCTGGAACTCTGTCTGGTGCTAACGGTAGCTTTACGGGTACTTTGACAGCAACGGCAGGTTCTATTGGCGGTTTAACAATTAATGCTCAAGGTATTCAAAAAGACAGCAACAATTATATTAGAAGTAACGGTGATTTGAAATGGGGCGGCTTAACAATAACAGGATCGACAGCTACTTTTGCGGGAGATATATTTGCTAACAAACTTGTTGGCACAGTACAGTGGTCTCAGATAGTAAATGCCCCTCTTCCTTCTGATAGATTTAACTCTGGTTCAGGGTATTCTGCTAGTGGCATTACTGCCGGAACAATGAGCGGAAACAGGTTATATGGAGGAACTCCTACTTTCAATGGCGTTACTCCAGTTGGAAGCGATTTGGCTGTTTATGGAAATCTTCAGATTGTTGGAGGGTCGTTAGTATCTCAGGGAACTATTACTACAAACAACGGTTATTTTTATACAAATCAAGGATACATAAACGCAGGAAATTTCGGAATATCAACCAGCCGATCTGTTTCAACTCCAATTGGAACAAGAATAATAACATTCAGTGGAGGAATATGCGTAGGCTTTACTTAATTATGATTATGTTTTTCTTATTTTCTTTTGCTATAAATGGAGATAATGGAAAAGATGTATATTACGGAAACACTTGGGGGAACAGATATTTGACAAAATCTGAAGTGGAACTTTATTTAGATGAAACCTCAGAAGTAACAATATATTCTATAAACTCTCAAAAACTTTTATATTGTTATGATAAAACCAAATCAGATAGGATTTTTTGTTGGTATATTTTTGAAAAAGAAGAAAATCCTTTGTCTGGATGGGTTGTTAAAGAAAAAGTTATAAGGACAACAGAATAATTATGGATAATTTAAAATATATAAAAATAACCGAAGGCGTTTCCGCGCTTATTTCTCAACTCAATTATAATCTTTCTGAAATAGAAGTAAAAGGCGAGTCCGTTAAGTTTTTATTTAATTCGAGATTGATTATAAAAGAAATACTTGAATCGGCAATTTCAGAAGAAGAAATTTTAAAGCAAATTGAAAAACCAAGTAAGGAGGAATAATTGGTTACAACGTATACAATTTATACTCAAATAAATTCGCTTGAAGAATTTGGGTTTATCGCAGGGACTCCTTTTACTCTTAACTTCAATGTTTACGAACAGGATGGGACTACCCCTTTGGACATGGGGGGCGCAACATTCCGATGGGTGCTGAGTCCCTATGGTCAAAACTATAGCGTCTTAGAAAAAGAAGGAACTATAACAGGAGTAGGAACGGCTGAAGTTCAATTAGATACAGTTGACACAGAGACTCTGTCTGGGAAGTATATTCATCAGCCTGTAATTGTATCTTTTACTAATGAAGAATATCGTCCCGGTCAAGGGGTTATTCTGGTAATACCAAGAACTCCGTTGGCTTAAAGCCTTGACAAAAGCGTAGTTTTGTGATATACTATTTTTTGGCAGATAGGGAATCTAGACCCGACAAGAGTGTAATCCCAAACATTCTTCTGCCATTTTATTTTGGGAAATTTTTTTTGTTTTATGGGAGAAATGATGATGACAAGCGGAATAAAAAGAACAACAGAAGAGATAAAGGAAATCGTTGAAGGATTAGGTTATGAATTATTAGATTATTATAGCGATGGAACTTTGCGAGTTGTAATTAAAGATCAAAAAGGATTTAAATATGATTATAACCTATCTTGTTTGAAAACCAACTCTAATTTAAGAGCAATAGATAATAATAATCCATATTCTCTTGAAAATATTTCAATATGGCTAAATCTAAAGAATAAAGATTTTGAACTTTATGGAGAAAATATTTATTCTGGAAACAAAATAAAAATGAAATTCTTATGTTTGGACAAAAATTGTGGAGAAGTGTTTTTAAAGAAATGGAACGCGATTGCTTCTGGAGAAGGTTGTCCGTATTGTGATGGAAAATCGGTGGGGAGCAAAAATAATCTACTATATGTAAATCCAGAATATCTTGCAGAATGGAACTATAATAAAAATAAAATTCTTCCAGACCAAATAACGTTTGGATCAAATATAAATGTTTGGTGGATTTGTTCTGTTTGTAAACACGAGTGGGAAGCTAGTCCAAAGACACGCAAAAAACAAGGGTGTCCGGGGTGTGCTAGTAAGACGGTTACTAAAAATAATGGATTATCCTTTAATTATCCAGAATTAATTAAAGAATGGGATTTTATAAAAAACAAAGAAATAAGACCAGACGACTTAACATATGGATCAAAAGTAATTGTATGGTGGATTTGTTCGACTTGTGGGTTTGAATGGAAAACAACGCCAAATAAAAGAACTTATCGGAAAGATGGTTGCCCGAATTGTTCTTCTTCAAAGGGAGAAAAGAAAATTTTTAATTTCTTATTGAGTAAAAATGTTTTATGCTACAAGGAATGGACTTTTCCAAATTGCAGAAACGTCTTGGAATTACCTTTTGATTTCTATCTTCCAGACTATAACTTATTGATAGAATATGATGGAATTCTTCATTACGAAGACAAATTTGATAATCCAGAAGAATTCAAACTAACTAAAAAACGAGATAAGATAAAGACAAAATATTGCAAAGATAACAATATAAATTTATTACGAATTCCTTATTGGGAGTTTGATAATATAGAAAACATTTTAGAAAAAACACTATCTGAGTTGAGATAGTGTTTTTATTTTAAGGAGGATTAAATGGCTATTACATATTATAGTGCGAATAGAGTTCTTGATTTCAACTTTGGTGGAACCTCGTATTCCCAACCAACAAATTATTATTTTGGTTTATCTACGACGACCATCAATATTGATTCATCCGGGGCAACGGAACCTTCTGGCGGATCATACGCCAGAGTTGCTTTGACAAATAACAAAACAAACTGGGGTAATGCCTCAAATGCCGCATTAACAAATTCGACAGCAGTTCAGTTTACCGAGTCAACTGCTTCTTGGGGTACGATAACATATGTGTTTCTTTCAGATTCCTTAACGCTGGGAAATATCTGGTGGTTTGATGCGCTCTCTCCAGCACGAACAGTCGCGTCGGCAACAACGGTTTTATTCGCAATTGGCGCAGTTACCGTCCAGATGACAAACAGCTAGGAGTCTACAATGACTCCTCCTGTTAATCAAAAAACATTTAGTTTAGTAAACAGGGTCTCCAAGTCATTTGACTTACTCATAAACGACTTTGCTTATGCGGCAA